CGTCTGTCCTGGAAACTGTACATGCACTCTAGTCATCTGACGCTCTAGTTTAAACTGATCGGCTATTATTTGTATGCTATCTGGTATGTCCCAGTTAATATTACTTATAACATGATCAGCTTCATAGCCTGTATTCTCTAAGTCATATTCTTCTGCTTGAAACTCATCTTCTTTTCTAGATCTAACACCTATCTTACCATGCTTATCTGAATTGCCTCTAGTGCGCCATGTAGCTTGATATGATTCGTCTATAACTCTCTTTAAGTCTGTATGGTATACTTTACTTAGATCTATATGTCCTACTCTATCGACAGTGTCATACAGGGGATGTATAATAGTAGAGTCAAAATGATAGTTACTTCTCTCTTTATTCTTATCCCAACTGCTCTTCATATACTTACTGGAGTTTGTCATAATCGATCTGTAGCCATAGTTCTTCTTTCTTCTCAAGGTTAGTCCATACAAAGTCTTGCTTGTCTTGCTCATTGCGATGACCATAGCCAAGCTCTTCTAACTCTTTCATTCGATTATGATATTTTATTACGTTATTTAATCTATTCTTTTGAGCAGGATCAATAACATCTTCGACTAGTCTGCAGAACCAGAACAGTTCACTGTAGTCGTATTTTAAATTGTAGCGTAGAAATGAATAGTCAACGCCATGATACCCTACGCAGGTTTGATCATAGCCTCCTCTAGTCCAGAACTCTGATTTAGATACTAGATAGCTATTACGTCCTACCTTAGGTCCAAAGTTACCTGGAAAGTATACAAACTCATCATCTAACCATATCAGCTCTCTATGGATACGGTCAAGAGGTCTCTTCGTTATTACCCAATCACTGTCCATCATGAGATTCCATTTGTTCTTAGTATCTCGCATAAGACAATTTCTAGCGCCTTCGTTATTCCATCCATGGTCCTTATCTATACGCAGCACTTGCCAGTGACTGGGTATATTACATTCGGTTATAGGAATATCTTGAGAGCCATCGTCTATGACGGTGTAATCATATAGTCTCCCATCAGGATCTAATTTCAGGTACCAGTTAAATATACGTTCCATAATCTCCTTAGAGTTATAGTAAGTATAGTTTAATCTTACTCGTGTCTCATGAACATCAGGATACCAAAAACTTAACGTCTTGGAATGATCCTTAATACCTGTATAAGCGTCGAAGTACTCGACGCCTTTTTTAAGTTCCTTTAGGTCCATCAGCAGGCAATAAGTCCGGGAAGGCCATATTAACTACAGCTTTGGTAATACCTTTTACTGGGGGTTTCTTCTGTATCATCTCACATAGTATAAGAGCATCTTTAGGATGGATTGATTCTAGTAGTTCAATAAAGAGCATTTCTCTCTTTGATTGATTAGCTACTGGTCGTCCATTCTCTATAAAGATATCTAGCTTCTTAGCCATGCTATGTAATCTAGTCTCTACTTGAGTACCATCAGCCTCACCATAAGGTGGGATTGAATCAGGTAGAAGGAATTTAATGTTAGGATGGAAGCATCCTTGTAGTATTGTTCTGATTGAGAACAAGTTATATTGCTTTAATGCTTCTGCTTTAGCCTTATTTGTTTTCAGCTTAGCAATCTCATTAAAGATTTCAAATACACCTTTAGTCATCTTAAAAGTCTCCAATGTATTCAACTAAACCTTTGAGCTTCTTCTCAATGAAATAGTTAAATAAGTTATCCCTGTTGTTAGCAGGTTTTTCATATTGTTCAAGAATATTTAGCTTAATACTCTCAGGGGTTTCTGCTAAGTCAACTAATTGCTTATTACGAGCATAGTTCCTTTTAGTTTCTTCGTCGGGAAGATGTACTCCTCCTTCGACTAAAACCTTAGCAATAAAAGTCTTACGTAATGGTCTCTGACGTCCATTAATGAAGCAGTCGTCTTTAGAGAGTACATTTGGTACTCCATCTCCTCGATCTCCTCCCAGTATATGCTCAAGTAAGAATCTCTCTGGAGTACTATTCTTAATGTACTTCTTTCTTACTGGATCATATTGATTAACATTAGCATACTTCTGTAACTGTACGAAGTCTTTATCACCTGACAGTATAAGAATAGGCTCACCTATGTTTAATTCAGTGCCATGTGTATGGCATATAGTACCAATGACGTCATCTGCTTCTGCACCATCTACATCAATGTACTTGTATGGAAATACTTCTTTAAGGTCAGCTTTAATAGCGTTCATTGCTTCCCATATAGTATTCCAATCAATGTCTGACTTATCTCTTTGAATCTTTCTATGAGCTTTGTAGTAAGGGAAGACATCTCTACGCCAGTAATGTTTATTATCAGCTGCAATTACAATCTCACCATACTCAGCAGTAAACTTACTGCGATAGCTTCTAATAGCATTGAGTACCATATGACGTAGGAGATCTTCTTTTACTTCTACGTTAGTATGGCTACCTAATTGAGCCATTAGGTTTGAAATCATCGTCTGGTTTAAATCAAGTATAATCATTATCTATCCTTTTCATCATCAAATTGTATATCACTAAGTGCTAAGTCAACACATGAATGCTCCATTGTCTGTAGCTCATGCTCAACTCCATACAGTCGACTGACTGCTGACTTAATTGCTTCATGTATAAGCACGAAGTCTTTCTTGTTAGTATCATCAAAAGATACAACAGGCAAGTGTGAAGTATCGAATTGGTTAAAGACGTTAATAGACATATCAAGCGATATGTTTACAATATGGTCATGTAACTTAATTTCGTTATTCGAATTATTAGCTGCATTCTCCTCAGGAGTCAGCTTCTTGCCTGGGAATGGTATAATCTTACCCATTTACTATTTCCTTTTACCTTTATAGGTAGCACTCTCTTCGTTATCCATTTCACGAGTCCATTCAGCACGAACGTCTTGATACCAAACTCCTATCTCACGTTTAGGTCTACCATTAGGATAATAAGCCATCGCGACACATCTTCGCTTAGTCTTAAACTCCATGTTAGCGCCTTGATAGTTAGAGCAGTATGTACCAGTCCTAAGATAGGTACTCAATTGCGTAGCATAACCAGTCCACATCCAGTACTTAGCGTACGATTTCTTATCACCGTACTTCCAATTCTTCTTATGTATCGCAGCAGTTGCTTTAGCTTCCTTCAGCCATCCTTTAACTATCTTTAATGATAGTGGATCGTCATCAGGTAGGTTAACAACATATTCGGAGTACATAGAGTACTTAGGGGGTCCAGCTTTCTCTGCCTTAATAGCTCTCGCTTTAGCAAGTCGTTCAGTTAGAACAGCTTTCTCGTCTTCAGTAAGTTTTTTTCTAGCCATAGTTTTTACCTCGTATACTATATTATAACGGCTATTAGGTCTGAAGTCAAGTTTACGTATCTGCGAGTGTCCCGAGGAGACCATTCCATTCGACTATTCTACTGTCCCAACTATAGAAACTATTAGCGTAAACTGTTTGCATAGTTAGTCTTTGTGCTAAGATTTCTTTCTTAGTTTCAGAGTTAAATAATTCAATGGCTTGTATTAAGCATTGACCAAAGGCATTAGCATGCCTTCCTGGATCTTCATCGAACTGATACATATAAGTCCAGTTAGCTGCTGTCTCAGGTAAAGCACCTAAGTTACTATGCACACACATAACACCAGCTGACATCGCTTCCATTAATGCAATGCAAGATGTCTCTTGCCATATAGAAGGATAGGCAAATATATGAGCTTTCTGTAGAGCTTTTCTGACTACATCATTAGGCTGGAATCCATGATAGGTCATATTAGGATGATCAGTAATAGTTTTGAATAGATCTTCATAAGGCTTATCTCTATCAGGCCATCCATAGGCATTGAATGATGAGTAAACATCTAAATGAACGTTATCATACATCTTAGCTATCTGTTCGAACACAGGTATAAGAAGCTCTAACCCTCTGTGAGGGGTTGTATGATAGATGATATTAATAGTACCCTCAGACTTACTATGAGTATCGATAGGTACGATAGCATTCTTAAGTACCTGACCTTTACTAGGTGGTATACCGAGGAAGTTTTGATATTGTTGCTTCTGCCATTCAGATACATATACAATCTTATCAAACATCTCTAAGTTCTCAGGCTCTTTCAAGTGCTGTGACTCAGGATCTTGAGGTAAGTCATGTAACCATAAGACAGTCTTTTTATCAGGATCTACTTCTCTTACTCGAGAAGGAATAATCTGGAACTGATCTAGGAGTTTTGGATCTAATCTCTCTGCTAGTCCATACTTCATTAATTCAGTACCACCCATTGCTAGTTGATCTACTTCATTAGTTTCAACAGTAGGGTTAAGCGTTTCACCAGATGTGCCTACTATCTTAGGAGACTCTGTTATAGGAGCTCCATCAGCTCCAACGATTTTAAGATCCATAATATATCCTAGTTATAAGGGTTAACGTATTGTAAAGCTTCAGGTGTATCTTTAGCACTTCTTACTAACCAATAGAATACTATAAAGTTTAAGAATGGTACTATCAACATTAACTGCCACCAACCACTATGACCTCTGTCATGTAATCTTCTTGCTGTTACTGTTATACTTTGTACAAGTGTTGCAAGGCAAAACAATGCTACTAATACTCCACTCTCTTGCATTTCTCCCCAAGGCTCTAATATACTCCAGAATGTAAATCCTAGTACATAGTTATCTACTAAAGCACAAAGCCCGTAAACTATAGTTGCGTATAATGTAAACCACCAATACTCAGGTCTATCTGATCTTCCGTTAATATCTGTTGCTCTATCGACCAACACCGTCTTCATAACATTAATAAAATGCATAATATATATCCTATAATTTAGCCGCTAAGGAATCATAGCCGCCGATTGCTTCACCGTCGATTCGTATCTGTGGGAATGTTCTTGCTGTAGGAAACTCTTCGAAGAGCTCCTCACGAGTAAAGTCTGTATCAAGTTGCTTGTATACATACTCAAGTCCTTTCTGCTCGCAAAGTGCTTTTGCTTTATCACAAAAAGGACAGTTAGTTTTACCAAATATTTCTATCATCATAACTCCATTATATAAGGCCATAGGCCGGGATTCAAATTAAGTGTCTATTGACTCACCATCGAAAAAGAAGTCAGCTGCAATTAGATAGTCTCTCCATTGGATCATGTCTGTTCCATATTCATGACTATTCATAATGAACTGCTCTCTTGATATTGCACTATCAAATTCATATAGTGCTGTGCAAACAGGTCTAGTATCATCTGCGCCTGTTCCATTTACTGTTACTTCTAAAGCAGGATAGGCGACTATTTTACCTGATTGATATAAATTTTTAACTGCTGGGCTTCCTAAGCTGCCTGTATAGTCACTAAACCATACTCTGAAGTCGTTAGGCTCATTTGCTACTGCATTCTTAGGGCCTCTGATTGTTACTTTGTATTGTAATGCCATTTATTAATCCTCCAGATCAACTATATCGCTTAACTTATCTATTCTTTTTTCCATGCTATCTATCTTAGCAGATAGGAGAGGGAATTTATTACGCCAGGTAGTTTCCTGCTTAATAAGATCAATACCAATCTTGTCTTCACACCATTTATCCATTCTTAACATTGGTCCGTGTAACCATTTAAGTATCTTAGTTTTAAGAATACCAACAACTATTGCTTTAATAACTGCTACGAGTAACATCCACATTATCTTTTCTCCCAGACTGCATAGATTCTATCGTTATCCCATCTCATCTCACGAACTCTACAGTTAACTTCGTCAGCTAACGTACAGTTATAGTTGAAACTCCACGGGAAGAAATCTATATTTTCTATACCATTGAATGGTCGATCTCTTTGACCTGGATTCTGTCTCCAGTAGATCTTACCATCATCATTGATACATTGTACTATCTTATTTATCTGACTTCGAATGGTAAACACATCACCAAAGTTAATAGATCCTAGGCATAATGCAACATCGTATCGCCCTTCTGGTTTAAACTCTTCTATAGATACAACTTCATCAGCATGCTCATTAGCTGGGTCAATACCATGTAGGAGATCACCGTAGTGAGGTTTAAGAGTGTTATAACCACATCCTACATCTAATATTGATGCGCCTGCACCTATCTCTTTTATTAAAAAATCATCTCCTGACCAATGGAAGTCTGTATTAGCTGTCCAGTTATCAGGGTGGAAATACTTATTTAGTTTTTCTTGCATTCTTCGCTGCTTTATCCTTCGCGCGTTTATTTTTAGCACGAGTCGCTGCAGCTTTTTTAGCTCTAACGGCATTCTTTTCCTTCTTAAGAACAGCTGCTTCTTCCTCAGCTACTCTTGCAAGTCTAGCTTCTCTTCTCTTATCAGCTTCTTGACGTGCTTTAGTTGGTTTAGGCTTTTCGGCTTCGTGTAATTTTTTAAGCTCTTTCTTGCTAGGCCCTTTTGACTCTACTAATGTAGGAGTACTAGGTGCAGTCTCGACTTCATATAACTTAGTAAAGTCTATCTTAGATTCAGCATTAGCTAATTTTACTAGTTTATCTGTATCAGTAACTTCATCATGTGATACGATATACTTGGCATTTGTATCTTCTTGTATATGCTCAATAGCTTTACCAATATCAATAGGGAAGTCTAAATTATATGCAACAGTTTCAATATACTTAGCACCATACAATTGTAATAGCTCATAGGACAAGAAGAAATCAGCTTCTGGAAATGACTCAAGATCTAATGTTATTTTCTTTCTTAATCTAGTTTGCTGATGCTGTAAGATATTACCATCTCTACCTATTTGTAGTACTGAGTATTCAACACCTCTTGCATCTAATGCTTTAAACACTTGATCATACTTAGGGACCCTGTGTCTGCCCTTAGCTACATAGGGATTACTTATACTAGTAACGTTATACTGTTTATAGTCATATGTCTTAAATAGCGCAGGCTTATTCCAGCATTCAGCGAAAGGCTCTCTATGATGCCCTTGCCAATACTTGCCTTTCATATCCCATCCGTTAACAGATGTATGTGAGTTAAAGATCTTAGACCATAAATGGTTACCGGCCCCTTGGGGACCAGTAAGTATAATTAATCTAGGCGATTCTATTTGATAGTTTTGAGGTGCCATATGCTAATGCCGGTGTTGCGAATACTGCGGTTAATGTTGCGTAGAATGTAAAGCCTGTGAAGTATAAACTCATGGCTCCTATAAAACATGCTACAAATGAATAGAAGAGCGCATTGCCTTCTAGTAAATCAGGTTTAAGTACAATCATCATACTTGGTATGAATAACGTAGCACCCATGATACTAAAGAAGATAAACAAGTTACCTAATGTTATACCAGGTATATTAGCTACACATACACCAACGATTGCTAATACTATCATAGCTCTTCTTGACCAGGAGATTGCATTCTCTGGTTTAGCTAAGTCATTACCAACTAGGTTAGTTAATGAAGCCATTTGACTATCTAAGATAGCTATCAGTCCAGCGAATACCATAAAGGTAAAGAACGCTGCTGCCATAGGTCCAAGTAATGAGGCAATAGTAATAATGTTAGTATTAAAGATCTTATCACCAGGAATATCATATCCTAGTCCTGCAGCTGTAAATCCTAGTATACCCATTCCAATAGGAATAACAATAAACAAGAATGATGCTAATGTAAATGCAGGTATAATAGATGCAGGTTTAATCGCGAATGCTCTTTGATAGAAAGAATTATCTCTCCAAGTACCACCCATGTGACCTAAAAAGGCAGCGATTCCAAAGCTAGTAAAAACACCCCAAGCGAAAGAAGTACCAACGATAGAGCCACCAAGACCTTTAGTACCCACCAGGCCGGCTTTAACAACATCAAGACCACCAGCAGCACTAACAGCCATGGGAACGAGAACCAGAACACCAATCCAAACAACAGATATTTTGATAATCTCGGTAACGACAGTAGCTTTGAGTCCATTTCTGAATGCATATAATAGGGCGACCATGCTCATTAATATTGTACTTAAAGTATAGTCCATTCCAGTTAGTAGTGCAACTGTAGTACCACCAGCAATAAGGTTAATAGCAAAGGCACATACAGCTAAGATTATCATCTCTACTCTATAGAACCAATAAGCATTACCGCTAAATCTATTCTTAACATACTCAGTAAAGGTAAAGCCATCAGGCTCTTGATCTCTAATCTTTTTAGCAAAGAATCCAAAGAATGTAAGAGTAATAAAGTTACCTAAGCAGAACCAGAATAGTCCTACTAAACCGTTAACATAAGCTTGTTGAGCTGATATGAATAGACCTGGAGCCCATAACCATGCAGCTGAGATAGACATAGCACCTTGCCATGTATTAAGTTCTCTACGAGCTAATAAGAAGCTCTCTTTACTATCAGTATAACCTGAAGCGAATTTAGTTGTTAGAGTATAAGCTATTAAAGCATATGTACCTAACAGTGCGAAACCTACCCAAGGATCAAGGATAGGGAATATTAAATGACCGTGCTCACTAAACATAATATATTCCTAAAATTTAAATGTATACATTACTACATACTCAGTCTTAGCATCGAACTTAGACGTAGCATTACCATATGTTAGCATTCCAACATGCAGTGTAGTTTTACCAATATCTTTATCAAGAGTCATTCTGCTCTTACTACCTAAAAAGCCGAACCCATCAGATAGCTGCTGCCATCTTGGTTCTACAAATGTAGTTAGTCTTAGACCATCTGCAATGACAATCTGATTCCAAAATCGATTATGAAAGCCAAAGCCTTCTTGATTCTCAGCACCATGACCCATAACGGTATCACTAGGTACGTAATTTAGTTTAGCGGTAATCCAGAACTTGACTCTGTTATCAGCATATGTAAGTTTAGGAGACTTCCAGTTAATCTGATGCCAGGTTAAGTTTTGTACTTCTCTATCTTGATAGATTATTCCATACTCTACAGTTCCGCCGCCTACATCAAATAGATCGGTATAGAACTCACCATGCCAATCATGGGGACCCATGCCTGCGCGTAAGTGAAGTAAAGAGTTGGAGTTCTTGAAGTTTATATCATACTCTGTATCGTAAGATTCAGCAGCTAGCGGATTAGTTAGACTGATTGCTAAGATAAGAGTCAATAATAGACTGATTCTTTTCATAATATTTCCTTATTAGTTCATAATGGGTTTCATCAATTTCCACATTACAAAAGTTACTTATTAACGTTTTCGTTTCCTCAAACGTACTATTATATAGGCGCTCATATGTTATAGTTGTAACGTTAAACGCCTGCTTTGCATAGGTATATAAACCTTCTCGCTCTGAGTGATCAGACATCTTATCATATAGATAAGCATCCCAATCTTTCTCAGTCATATCACTAGTTACACCAACTAAGGTACCTAGCTTTGCTTTAGCGAGATGCTTACATCTCCCATCCTCGTCTTCGATAACTAATACATTATCGAAATTCCTGTATTG